TGTATATTCAAGATAGAGGAAAACACATTTTTGAATCTTCTATACCCGTGGATAGAATGCAAGATTATACTTGGTTACGTGACGGTGATATTGTTGAGTGTATGTATGTGACATGGGAAAACGGTCCATTTTGGTGGAAACCAATTAAGAAAAGAACTGATAAAACGTTTCCGAATAGTAGGAGAACGTTTTATAGAACACTCGTAAATATAAAAGAAAATATTAACATGAAAGAGTTTTTAGACTGTATGCCAAAATGAAATGATTATCTTCTTTAGGGAAATGGTTTAATTTTCCTAACTTATCATCGTCTTGTATTAACCAGTCATCTCCTAGATTTGTTATAGACATGTAATGACCACCATATTGAATACCTTTATGAATTATCGTAGATCTTAATTTATACACATTATTTTCGATTTTTAGTTCTTCGTCTATTTTTACAAAACTCTTTTTATCGAATGATATTAAAAATATTTTTGGGTATTTTGAAAAGATGTTTCTTGTTGTTGCAACGTGATGTTTTTTACCTTCATTGTCTATGTAATCTTCTATAGTATTCCATTTATTACTTTCTTGAATCATTGTATTTACATCTTTAACATTCTTTTCCATGTTTAATATGTGTATGCAGAATGGGTTTAGGGTTATATTTTTACCTACGGGTGATACTGTTATTTGTTTAGTTTCTCCATAAATGAGTTCCTTGATGTAAGGATAACTTTTTTCAAGTATGTCTATTATACAGAATATTGCGTCTTGTGCATCGTGTGGTTGTCCAATTATAAACCTTGGAAATATTTTTACGAATTCCTGTAGTATGGGACCAATGGTAAAAACTTTTGTTCCCTTGGTATGAAAATAAATGCGAACAAGATTTTCGTATGTTTTTGTAAATGCGCAATCACCCGTGTATTTATTATCTAGTATATGAGCTGATATTTCATGTACATGCAATATAAATTGTATTGCAGAATTGAAATAACACGTATTTCCTAAATTTATGAAACCGTGCATATAAAAAAGATGAATAAAAAAGGCTTAAGAAGAAGACGCGTTTATAAAAAGTAAAAAATAAAGATGGACGTACATAAAATTTGTGACACTATTAAACCTATTCTCGAAAAGTATAATAACGATGAGTATATTGAAATGGAACTACGACTCGGTAAATTTAATGGGACGTTTTTTGATACAAACGTAGGTAAAGATATTTACGATAAGATCTTACATAGTTTATATGCTTATAAGGGTTGGGAAAGTGTATCTAACTTTACTTCTGAGGTTTATCATAGAAATGAAGATAATACACGATTAACTATAAGAGAAGATACTGGAGAAGAGACTATTATTAAGAAAGAACGTGTATATGTAGAAGATTTTAAGAAATTGGAAAATGCACCTTACGATATACGATTTTGTGTATCTAGAGAAACTCCTATAGAGGATGATGGAAATAATGATTTTTCGAGTAAAAAAATAAAGAATAGAACATCTTTTGTTCGAAAGAATTTATCCATTGATATGACTGTATGCCAGGGTACGAGTGAGGATATGGATTCGGAAGAATTCACAGTATTTCAGATTGAATTTGAAATTATTGATCCACGAAAAGTTACTGATATTGATACTTTATTTAATATCATTCATAAAGTTAAGGATTTATTTAATATCTTGGGTACTTATATATGTTAGCTTGGTTACTAATATTTTGTATAGTATTCTTTTTGCTTTATTCTGACGTAGACATAACCGGTAATCGTGTTATTGTTTTAGGATATAAGACTAAATATTTTTATATATCAGATGGTCAGTCAAAAAAGATGTTTGAAAAAATGAAAAAGGATGGTATGCCAGAAGAATCATTAAAACAATTTATTATGATGGAAGATAGGTTTCTTAGTCTCGAAAGAAAATCCGTGTGTTCGCAAATATCTAGAAAATTTGAGGCATTTGCACTTTCGGATGAAATAAAAAATCAATTTCTTGGGTATGATTTTTCATATCACGCGAAACATCTTAAACAAATATCTGAACCAGAGAAACTTATAAATCGAAATATATCATGTTCATAAGATAAAACATCATACGTCTATTAGAATTTAATTCCATTCGTGTAAAATTATCATACACATACATTATTAAACCTATATCTTCAATTTCACGATTCATATCAAGATATTTTCTAGGATCATCTGATTCGTGAAATTCGTCCGTATAATAGTATTCTATCTCTAATTTTCCCATTTTATATTCGCTTTCGTTTCTTGTTTTCTTAATGTAATCTATTATTACATAAAATATGTTTTCTATTAAACCTGATAAAATATACTTTTTAATGTGTTCGACATATTCGTCTATAATACACACGGGTTCATTTTTTCTTAAGTGATTTAAAAGTAATTCCCGAGGTGAATTATCCATTATATTTATTTTTACTTTTTCTTCTTTAATTCTTTTTCGAAGTTAGCGTATATTTCATTGAGTATTCGTGCATTAGATTTAGAACGCGATCTTGAATTTGAGTTTGAGTTTGAGTTTGAGTTCGAGTTCGAGTTCGAGTTCGATTTAAAATTTAAACGTCGTGCGACCTTATTCACTGGTTTTACGGGTGATTTTTTCTTTATCGGTGCGCGTTTAATAACCTTCTTAGTTGGTCTTGGTTTTCTTTTAACGAGTTTGGGTTTTGGTGGTACAACTCGTTTTTTATTTAATGCAAGTGGTGGTTGTCCTCGGAGTTCTCTTCCTATTTTTATAAAACCTATTATCTTATTACTATTAAGATTGGGTGTTTTTGGTAATGACATTGCATAATTAACGATTCTGCTTACTTCGTTTTTACCAAATTTACCGTAAATATTATTCGCTTCTTTTTGGAGTAAAAGTTTCTTTAATTCCTGTTGTTTATCTAATTTCCAATTCTTTACCATATTCTTTTTAATTTTATCTGCTTCACCCTTTTTAATGACTCCGTTTTTAGTTACATTTATTTTTTTGTTTTCTATTTTTGTTAATTTATTTTTAACTTCACGAACGTTTTTGTTTAAATTCATTACGTTTCCGTATTTGTTCATCCATTTTTTACCGTAAAGTTTAATGAGATCGTTTTTAATACTCGTGTTGTTGAGTCTTCGTTTTATATTTTTGTTTGCACGATTTTGTTTTTTCTGTTTATTGAGTAACATTTTTTCTAATTCGTTTGCGAGTGCGTTGGGTGAATTCGGTGTATTTGGTTTATTTTGAAGTTTTTGGCACAAAATTTTTACTGTATCTGTGTCATTTACAGATATACCTTTAGATATTGCAAGTGTTATAAGTTGTTCTTTTTTCATTTCTCTACACAATTTGTTATCGATTTTATATTGAGAGTTACCCTTTTCTATTTGATCGAGGGCCTTGCATATATCCTGTTTTTTGTTTTTGTTTTTAACACCGACAACACCTAATTTTTTAGCAACTTCGAGTAATACTGGTTTAGTAAGACGTTCGCATTTTAAACCACCGATTTTCATAGTACCGTCTTTATCGTACGTAATTTTTGTATTTTTAGATTTAGTCGGTACTTTTTTCTTAGCGGGTTTTCTTTTTGGTTTTTTGAAACAACAATCGTATCCTTGTGGATTTTTTCTAACTTCAAATCCTTCTTTACACGGTGGTCGTCTAGGTTTTGGACACGTCGTTTTCGTAACGACTTTTTTAGCGAGTGCGCGTTGGTTTGGGTTAACGTTTTTATTAACTAAACCTATTGTGTATCCTAATTTGTGTAATTGTTGAACGATTTTCACACCAACTGTATAGGCACGTTCGAGATTATCGGGGTCTTTTTCACCTTGTATTTGTATATTTCCGGAACCTAATTTACCACTTTTGGATGATAATATGAAATTATAACCTTCGTGTATTAAATAAACATGTGGTAATTGTAATTCTGGTTCATACGTAACTCTTTGTGATTTTAAAGGGTTATCTCTGGCTATTTCGGGGAGTTTAAAATTTGCGTTTATGGAAAATTGTCCGGCGATATTATTATATTCGATTTCGTTATAAAGAAAAGCGTGTTTTTCAGTGTAATTGTCTATTATATATTTTCGTAGAGCTTCGGGTTGTTTTTTTAGATTTTTAGATCCTAAAAATCCACCCGAAAAACGGATTTTACCGTTTTTATAAATATTAAAACTAAAATTTTTTCTATTTATTCCATCCGTGATATATCCACCAAATTGGGCGGAAAAGAAATTTTTATTTAAATCACCTCGCATACCAAAATTGCTTGTATGAATTAAACCTGTCTGAAAACGACCGTATATACCCTTTATTTCGTTTATATCAATGGTTAAATTGGATGATAATTGTGCATGTCCTTTTGGTCTTTGTTTCAATATATGTTTCAGATCGACACGTTGTTCATTTGTTGTAAATTTGTCATTTACTAGAACATTGTATATACCTGGTTGAAATGTTCCTATTCTGAGCTCATTAAAGCCACTTGATAATGGACGCACTTGACCTGTTGTTATAGGTCCAGGTTCTCTTTCTTGTTGTACCTCTATGTTTGAAGCTCTTACAAACTGTCTTGGGTCCATAGTTATACTATACTGAGATTTTATGATCAGTGATCTTTTGAAATTTCTATATCTTGTATTTTTATATCTACACCGTATAAGAAATCTTCATTTTTTCGTGGTTTGGGTTCGTTTCTATACATACACTCTGTAAGTCTCTTTACTTCAATATCTCTACTACTAAATGGACCAATATAGAAGTCCTGTGTAAATCTTGGTCTTCCAAGGTTATTTGCGTTACAATAGTCTCTAAATTTTTCCTTAAAATCTTTCATCGGACACATATGTGTGATACCTGTATCTTCATTTAATACGACATCGTCTGATTGTAAGAATGCTTCGAGTGGGTTTGTTACCGTTGCAACTTGTTTTCTTATATTTTCAAAATATTGTGGTACAATATTCCAAATATCATCCCCCTGATATTTTTGGGAATATTCTAGATACCCACGGACACATTTTTGTAAAATGATTGCTATTTCCGCAGCAAGTTTATTTTCGAGTTGTGGATCGGCGTCTTTGTCTTTGATTTGGCGTTTAAAATCCCACGTCATTAGACGTCTAATGATACTTCCCGAATTATCTTTCCAACTTGGAACTTCGTTACCACCAAGAATACCTGGTATATTCCACGTCATATTTTTAGCTTTTTCACCCTTAACAGCTATAGATACATCTTCCCCGGAAACTATGGATTGGAATTCGGCTTGTTCGAGTTGTAAATCTCCTTTAATTTCAGGTGCAACAAACATATTACCATCGTGAATGGAAGATAGACCGAACTTCTTTTCTATGTTATTTGATAATGTCCTAATATCATCGGCGGAGTAAAATTTTTTACATACTTTTGTAATGAGTGTTGATTTACCAGAACGTGCGATACCTTTAAGAAATGGTATGATTTGCCAATGATCAAGATCGTTTAAATCAAAACATAAACGTCCTATCATTACAAACATCCATTTACATACATCTTCTTCAAAATTTTGCGAACGTAAAACTTGATCAAAATACGGTGTTGGTATATCGTACCAATTTTCAAAATGGCTATAATCATCGAATTCAATTGGAAAGTATTTCGAACTTACCTCGCGTGGATCGAGATTTTGGGCCTGTGGTGATGTATAAGGGTAAAATTCGCATTTATATAAACCTGTTTTAGCACACCATTTCCTACCATAAAAGAGACCATTTGAAAATGACCAGAGGTGTCTATTCTTTTTTATTTCAGGAAACTGCATATCGTGACAGTCTTCTAGGTATTTTATGATTTGGTTTATAGTAGTACATCCTCTAGATGTAAGTTCCTTCCATAAATCGAATCGGGATTCTTTTGGAGCGGTTCTATGTACGTAATCTTTTATATGTTCGGTCTGTTGCCAGGCGCGTGTATTAAACCCGTCTGGGGTTCGAATTTGTATGCAGCAGTACCCTTTATATTTCCTGATGTTGTTTTCATATAGTTCTCGTAAAATGACAATTAAAACTTTTTGGAAAACTTCAAGTTCTTCTATGTCTTTTATTACAGAAGGCATGAAAATGTTAGGATCTGTTCCTGCCTCTGTATTATCTGCAGATGCATAGTTTACTCGTTCATACATACGCGCGGTTCTGAATAGTATTTGCCAAAGATCCTCCATTTGGTTAAAAATACTGTTTATTCGTCTTGATAGTTTTAAGTCGTCATTATCTTCAAGATCAATTATTCCTAAAGTATTAGCCCGGTGATAGATTTCTGCTAGTAAATTCTTTTTAGAATCGTAGTATTCACACAGAGATTTGATTTCGTAGTGTAATGGCTGACCATTCTCGTCTAGTTCATGTGGGCTGTAAAATCGTTTGTAAGAGAGTCGAAGTGGTTCTTCGAATGTAAGCGTTCCTTTTACAGACCAATATGTTTCTAGTCTAGCTACAATATCTTCTAACTCCTCCTGACGAGAGTTTTGTATTACAGATACGGTTAGTAAATTCTCTGTTTCTTCGGGGTTAATATTTTCGGTGATATAATGAGTATCCGCCGATGACATATTCTTATAATTAGTACTTTCTATTTTTCTAAGCCTTTAAATTTTGCAGCTGACTTAAAATTTTTATCATGATCTTGTTCTGAACTTCTAGGGTTCTAGAGATATTTACCAGAGCAGAACACACGGTTTCACCATCTTCATTTGCTAATACAGAACTCAGAAGACCACCGATATCATCGAGACCAGGAATTGTTTCGTCCATATATTCGCCCAAATCTTCATCACTTATATCAATTTCGTCTCCGATTTCGTTTTCATCGACTGTAGATTCAATTTCCTCAATTTCGGATTCGGACTCGGAAAATTCTTCTTCCATTTCATCTTCTTCTGGTACTTTTTGTGGTTCGGTTTCGGTAGACATTTTATATACACCAGGAAAAACCAATTTGTGTTTTTTCGCGAAATTATCTGAAAAAAAAATCTTAGTGTATAGTACAAAACACACACACAATGGCCGGAGGTCTCATGCAACTCGTCGCCTATGGCGCCCAAGACGTTTACCTTACAGGTAACCCAAAAGTCACTTTTTTCCAGGCGGTTTACAAACGCCACACCAACTTTGCGATGGAAACCATCGAACAAACTATTAACGGTACTGCCGCGTCCTCGGGTCGCGTCTCCGTCACTGTCGCCAGAAACGGTGATTTGATCGGTGACATGTACCTCGAAGCGACCACGAAGTCTCTCACGAACATCTCTGGTGCTTCGGAAGATACTAACTGGGTCGCTGAGCGTATTGTCTCGACTGCGGAATTGTCCATCGGTGGTCAAAGAATCGATAAGCACTACCAAAGATGGTGGAGATTGTACTCTGAATTGTACTTGTCCGAAGGGAACAAGCTCACTTACGGTAAGATGACGACTAACCCAGTCGCCTCTTCTACCAAGCAAGTTTACTTGCCACTCATCTTCTTCTTCAACCGCAACCCAGGATTGGCCTTGCCATTGATTGCTTTGCAATACCACGAAGTCAGAATCGACATTGACTTGTCCTCTGAGTTTGACAACTACGTGACTGGCTTGAAGGTGTGGGGTAACTACATGTACCTCGACACTGAAGAGCGCAGACGATTCGCGCAAAAGGGTCACGAATACTTGATCGAGCAAGTTCAGCACACTGGTACTGATTCCTTGACGGAATCGGGGACCAAGCAAGTCAGATTGTCCTACAATCACCCAGTCAAGGAATTGGTCTGGTGTGTCACTGAAGGTCTCTCCACTGGTCACGACTTGTGGAACCTTGGTACCAAGAACGGTAACGGTGATGTTGTCGTTACCTCTGGTAGCCCAGTCGGTGCTAACGTTTGCATCAGCTCGTCCCAATCCGGTGCCCCATTGTTCGTTGTTGGCGACGGTGTGTGCGGTGACGAAGACTACGTTGAAGAAAACGTTGGTGCGCTTACCTCTGCCAAGTTGGTCCTCAACGGCCAAGACAGATTCAAGGAGCAATCCGGTAAGTACTTTAACCAAGTGCAACCATTTGCCCACCACTCCGGTTCGCCATGCGCGGGTGTCTACTCGTACTCCTTTGCGCTCAAGCCAGAAGAACACCAACCAACTGGTACGTGCAACTTCTCCAGAATCGACAACGCGCAAATGTCGGTTACTTGCGGTGCCAAGGGTGACCTCGCGTCTCTCGCCCTCCAAATGTTCGCGGTCAACTACAACGTTCTTCGTGTGCAATCCGGTATGGGTGGCCTCGCCTTCTCCAACTAAGCATTTCTTAGTTTATTGAGTTTAGTAAAAAAAATAAAATTTAAAAAATAAATAAATGATTTAGATTTTAAAATTTAGAACAAATTTTAAAGTTTAATTTTAAGATATTTTTCGATTTTTTCAAGAACGTACCAATTTTGTTCCTTTTTACCTGATTCGCACTCGGCTATAACCTCTAAGGGTTCGTTTATTCTATGTGCAAGTTCGACTTGTGTATGACTTTTTTCAATGCGTGCATTTTGAATTTTTTTAGCAGTTTCTTTCCATATTAACATGGTTATGTTATATATTATAGCTTAACACATAAAACTCGGCGCAGTTTTTGCATGATTTTGTGATCTGGAATAGCTTTACCTGATTCGTATGAAGAGATGATATCTGCTGATACGTTTATGAGATTTGCAAGTTCCTTTTGTGTATATTTTTTTGCGACGCGTGCCCTTTGAATAGTTAGCCCTGTTTCTTTACCAACCTTTTTATGCGTTCCTAACATAGTTTCGTCGAGTTTTTGTTCGGGTGTTTTACCTGAATACTGACTTCGTTTAGGTAATTTGATTTCCTGTCCCATGAACTTGACATATTTTTCCTTTTCTTTTTCCTTTTTAAAGGATTTACCATGTATAGTAACTTCTTCCCAATCTTGGTGAAACATGTTTTATAATATAAGTACTTAAAATTTTAAGTAATAATATAAATATAAATATGTTAACTCTTTATTATGCGATTGGAACAATAGTTCTGATA